TGATTACGTCGGTGCGTGCCATGATTGGTTACTCCTGTTGGCTGGCCAGCTCCCGCGCCGCCAGGCGCAGGTACTTTTCCTGGCCGTGTCTTTCGATGAACTCGACCTTCCGGGCGGGATTCGTATCCAGCTCCGAAAGGCTCACGCTTCCCGAGCCGCTCCCCTTGTGCTGCCCGCTGCCCGCGTCGCCGCTGGGCGGAAAGAAATGCCCGTTCGCCGGCGCCCAGGCCGCCACCATCTCGTCGAGGGTCGCCGGCTCGTTGCTTTCCGTTTGCATCGGCTCGCCGTTTGCGCCGAGCACCTCGACGGCCGCCCGGCCGTCACGAAGGCTCACGCGAACCCGGTCGCCCAGCAGCTTGCACGCCTGCCCGATCAGCTCGGGCTTCACGCCCGCCGCGCCCAGTGCCGCGGCGAGGCGATTCGTGCCGAACTCCCGCTCCAGCGAGCCGGTCAGCTCGGCGATCCGTTCGTCCCGTTCGGCCAGGGCGCGGGCACCGGCGGCCTGCTCGGCCGCCAGGGCGCCTTGCGCCTCACTCAGGCGTTCCTTCATCTCGTCGCGCTCGGCCTCCGCGGCCTGCGCCCGCGCCCGCAGCTTGCGGGCGTTGGCGATCTCCGCGTTCAGCCTGGACTGGACGGACTCAACGGTGGTGTCTTCCGACATCGAGGGGTTGCTCCTTGGCCCGACCGGGCCGGACTTCTGCGCCGCTGCGCGAAGCTGCCCCCCCGCACCGGCCCCCGGGCCGATGCGAAAGGGCTTTGAATCGAAAAGGGCAAGGCCCAACCTGCCCGGGCGCTTATGCGCCTCGGGCCGCGGCGCCGGCCTGCGCGAACGCCGCGGCGCGAATTTCGGCCAGCGCCGCCTTGTAGTCGGCGTCGCCCTCCTTGCTCAGGGCGTCGGCGACCTTGCGAAGGGCCAGCCGCATCAGCGACGGGACCTCGCCGGCCACGCCGATTTGCCCGAGCCGGCGGGCCTGGCGGATGAGTTCCTCGGCTGACGCCAGCACGTACTTCTTGTTGTAGTGGACGGTGTAGCCGATGTCGGCCATGGGGATCAGGCCGCCGCCGGCCGGCGGGTGCTTCCGCGAGAGCATCAACTGGATCAGCCGGCGCTCGACGGCCTCGGCCTGCGAGGCCGTCGCGGACATCTCGTTGTCCAGGTCGCCCCGCTCGATGGCGGCCTGCACGCCGGAAGCCGCGCGGCCCTTCAGGTCCGCCGTGATGCCCGTGAGCTTGCCGACCCGCAGCATCGCCTGGACGCACAACTGGAGCCACGCCCGCTTCTCGGCGATGTGCTCGATGGTGGCCACCACGTTCTGCATGCGGGCCTCGGGATTGTTGAACGCCCATGCCTTCGCCGCGCCCATCTCCGTGGGCACGTCCTTGGCCTCCACGCCGAACAGCACGAAGAAGGCGACCGACAGGTACAGGTCGAGCTGCCCCTGGCTGACGAGGTTCAGCATGAACTTGGCGATCGGCGTCAGGCGCGTCAGCAGGCTCAGGGGCACCGCGTCGTACTCGGCCTTGCCGGACCGCTTGAAGTAGAACTGCACCACGGGGCAGACGCCGAGGGTGTGCCGCCCGCTGAGCGTTCGCAGGGCGCGCTTGCCGTCGGCGTCGGCGCCGACGACGTGCAGGCGCCAGCCGGTGCGGGTCAGCGTCAGGTAGCGGCGCTCGTCGGGGTCCCCGGCGGTCTCGTCGGCCCGCGCCGTCGGGCCCAGGTCGTAGCGGACGAACGTGTAGCCGCCGCCGTGGTCGCACGCCCAGTCCGGCCGCTCCAGCGGGCCGAAGGCCGCCAGGTACACCCGCAGGTGTTTCTCGTCGTCGCGGCTGCGGGGACGCGCGGCGGGGGCATCCTTGTCCACGACGATGTCCACGCCGTTGACGTAGTACCGGCGGAGGGCGTCCCGCATGAAGTCGTCCATCGACGTGCCGCCGCCGTCCACGTCGGGCAGGATCTGCTCGATCTGCCCGCGGTACGGCGAGGCGTCGAACGTCCGCACGGGCGGCACGCGGAAGATGTTGCCCACCCGCAGGTCGATGAAGTCCTCGCACAGGTCCAGCGCGAGGCTCACGGCCTTGCGGAGCTCGTACTGTTCGGCCGGCTCGGCGGACTTGCCGCCGAACTCGCGCAGGTACGTCCCGCCGCGCAGGATGTGCTCCTGCATCTCCGCGAAGTCGGCGTTGGCCCGCCAGGCGCCCGCCAGCTCGTTGTAGATGTCTCGCGTCTGTGCCGGATCGAAGTCTGTCACTAGGAAGCTCCCAGTTCCACCATGCCGCCGGCGCCGCCGGCCATGCGGTTGACGAAGAAGTACCGCAGGGCGTCCATCGTGTGGTCGGCCTCCTGCGGCTTGACCGGGTCGTCAATGTAGAGCTCGTTGACCCGGCGGTTGACGTAGCCCTGGATGTCGCGGATGAACGCGCGGTTGTTGAGGCTGCGGACCACGAAGAACCGCGGGCGGCCCGCCGCGGGGCGGATGAACGACCGCACCAGGCGGATGCCGCCGGCCACCTCGCGCCGGCGCGGGTTCAGCGTGTACGTGCACGGGATGCCGTGGCGCCGGAACTCCTCGACGTCCGAGAGGCCCGTCTGGCCGCTCGTGCCGGCCCCGGCCGGGTCGCAGAACGCCTCCCTGACGCGCGGCCACAGCGGGTGGGCCTTGAGGTACTCGGCGTGCCGGGCGAGCACGGTCGTCTGCGCGCGGTAGGTGTCCAGCAGGTACACTGTGTCGTGCGCGTCCACGCCGAGCAGCAGGCCCGCGAAAACGTTGTATCCCCAGTCGACGGCCAGGTACACATCGAGGTCCGCGGGGGCGTCTTTGGCGTCGATGGCGTGGACGGCCTCGTCGAAGTCGGCGTAGACCAGGCCGGCGGCGCTCGGGCGCTTGCACTCGGCCTCGGCGTCCCACGTGGCCCGGTCCCACTGGCGGGCCATGAACGCGATTACGTCGTCCAGGACGCAGATGCCGCAGGTCGCCTCGGCCGCAATCCCGACCGGCCAGTCCGGCCGGCCGTGGACCTCGCGGGCCTTGGCCCGGCAGGCGAACTCCAGCGGGCACGCCTCGCAGCCCTTGCCGTTATCGTGCCGCTCGGCCGGGCAGGTCGTGACGACCTCCCAGATGTTCCACTTGTACAGGACCAGGCCCTTCTCGTCGGCCTGGTCGATCAGCCGCCCCATCGGGCCGCCGACGCGGTGCCAGGTGGACAGGTCGAGCGTCTTGGCCCGCAGGCCGCCGCGGCTGGCCAGCATGCCGCCGGATGCGGCCCACAGCTCCGGGTCGATTTCGTCAACCTCGTCGCGGACGAGGAGCTGAATCTTCGGCCCGCGGACGGACCGCTGCGAGGCGGGCAGGATCGACAACTCGCCGTTCCGCAGGCGCGTCTTGCCGGCCAGCGGCTCGCCGACGAGCAGGTCGGGCAGCACTCGCCCGCACCAGTTCGCCCAGTAGCGGTACATGTTCTGCGCCTGGTCGGCGCTGCCGGAGAGGACCCGCCCCTGCACGTCCGCGACGGCCCGGCCGCCCCGTCGCGGAAAACGGAACAGCAGCGCCGCGATCAGCGACGCCGCCAGAGTCTTGCCGCCCGACCGGCAGGCCCAGGCGGCCATGTTGCGGTCGGACTTCGGCGGGTTCAGTCGAGCCGTGTGGCCGAAAAAGGCGTCGGCTACGAAGTCGAACGGGCTGCTGTGGCCCGGCGTAAAGACCTTCCACGGCAGCCGGACGCCGAAGTGGTGGGCGATAAAGCCCCACAGCGCTTTGCGTGTCTTCGGCGGCTGCACACGTCGGGTCTCCGTCTGTGCGGTCGGCGGCTGGGCAGGCTACCGCCCGGCCCGCCCGGCCCGCCCGGCCCGCCCGGCCAGACGCACGTACGCGCCGGCGCCGTGCTTGCGGATGTACTCGGCCTTGCGGGTCGGTGAGCGGTCCAGCACCTCCAGCAGGCTGGCCGGATCGGTCGAAGGCCTGTCCATCGCGGCGGCGTCGGCCCGGCGGGTCCGGCAGTTGGCCCGCGCGCTCCTCAGGAGCGGGTCGGCGGCCTTGAGCTTCGCGGCGAGGAACTCCGTCGGGTTGGGCGCTATGCGGATCTTGCCCTTCTCGTTGGCCGCGGCCTTGAACTCGTGCTTGTAATGCTCCAGCACCGTCTCGGCCGGCAGGTCCAGCACCTCGGCGGCGGCCCGGAGGGCGTTGTTCAGGACCGCGTCGGTGTACTGCGACTGGAGCTCGGCGTTGCTCTGCTCGGCCGTCTTCAGCCGGGCCTCGCGGGTGGCGCGGTCTTTCTCGGCCGCGAGCATCTCGTCCAGCTGCGACTGGAGCGAGCGGTTCTCGCTCTCCAACCTGGCAAGGCGCTCGGCGTCGGCCTGCTCGCCGGCGGCCGGGGCGGGCCGGTCGCCCGCCGCTTCCGTGTCGGTCTGTGTCTGGGTCACTTGTGTTTTCTTCCTTTGCCTTTGGCGGCGGGCGGCTTATCGGGCGGGCCGCCGTGTCTGTCCGCTACGTACTGGTAGAACTCCTGCACGTGGCCGGGCGCGACGCCCGCCGGGGAGCCGGCGGGGTCGTTTCGGGCGGCGCCCGCCGGATCCGAACCGTCCAGGGTGAACTTCAGGATGTCAACGGCCGCCTTGCGCTTGGTCTCCTCGGGGGCGTCCGAGTCGGCGGCCATGATCTTGCAGAGAGACACGACCGCGCCCTGGGCCGACCGCGCCGCAAGCCTGCGGGCCTCGTCCAGGAAGCCTCCTGTAGCGGCGCGGATCTTGGCCTGCAGGTCCGCGCGGCGCTCGCCGCGGGCGATCTGCCCGACGTAGGCCTCGGACAGGCCGAAGGCCTCGGAGATCTGCCGGTACGTCCTGTTGCCCCGGGCGATCGCCAGGGCCAGCTCGTCCGCGTCGTAGTCTTTCGGTGCCATGCCGGTGTGTGGCCGGGGGTTTCTCGGCCGGAAGCCCGCTCACCAGGCGCCCACGCACTCGCCGGTCCCGGCGTCGGCCAGCTCCGGGCGGTCCATCAGGAAGCAGACCGGGCTGTCGGCCCGCGCGAGGTTCCGAAACGCCAGCTTCGCCGCGGCGAGCTTGCGCCGCCCGCGGCGCAGGTGTGTCTGCACCGTGGACCGGCTGATGCAAAACTCCGCGGCGATCTGGTGCTGGGTGCAGCCGTCGAAATGACTCATGGCCAGGCAGCGGGTTTCCATGGGCGACAGGCCGGCGGCCGCCAGGCGGGCCCGCGGGGCCGTGGTGCTTTCGCTGTTGCGAATCGTCATGTCTCTCCACCTTATAAGCGGGTTTTGATGACAGGCCGCCGGTTATCGGAGGCGCGGCTTGCGCCGGCACATCAGCAGTTTCTCCGACAGTCGCGGCCCGGGGCGGTCGTCCAGGACCGGCACGCCGGTCGGCGGGCGCCGGGTGGCGTTGATCTGCCCCCAGACGGCGTCGTAGGCGTACATCTCCCTGGCCGGGTAGTCGCGCGGCACCAGGGAGTCCAGGTGGCAGCCGTAGCAAAGGCCCCGCCGCCAGGGGGTTTCGATCTTGCCGCCGCACGCGGTGCACTTGCCGAACGTTGCCATCCTATATCCCCCCTGACGGAGAGGCCGCGGTTGTCGCCCGCCGTCCGCGACGGCGGCTGCCTGTTCGGAGCCCGCGAAGAACGCCGTGGGCGATTTCGTTGCGAAGCTCCAGCGTGTATTCGCCGACGATCCTGCCGCCGCCGGCGCCGCCGGACGGCCTGTAGTGAAAGCTCCGCCCGGCCAGCGGGAGCACGTCGATCCGCGAGCGGTCCAGCAGCAGCACCATCTCGGGCGGCACGGCGCCGCACGCGACCGTGCGGCAGCACGCCAGCTCGCTGGCGCGCCCGCCCGCCCGGGCCGCCCGGACGAACGCATCGAGCCGCCGCTTCTGTGCGGCGCACGCCGCCAGCGTGTCCGGGCGGCTGGAGGACCGCCGGTGCACCTGGGCGAGGCACCAGGCCAGGAGGCTTCGCGTCAGCTCGGCCCCGCCGGCGTCGAAAACGTTGGTCCGGATCATGTCGAGTATTCCGGCCGACCGTCTTCCGGCGGGCAGGTCCGCGCCGTGGACGACCCCGCGTTCCAGCTTCCGGAGCAGCGTCCGCAGCGGCCGGGTCCTGTGGCGGGCCGACCCGTCGGGCTGCACGTCGGCCGTCAGCTTCCGCGTCCGGTTGCCGACACGGACGCGGCGGGCAAAGCGGGCCGCCGCGACGCGGAGGTCGCCGGTCGGCTCGCGGCCGAGGATGTGCAGCACGTGCCCGGGTCCGAGGGCCTCCGCCTTGGCGGCCCGGCGCCCGCAGCGGCAGACGATCTGGCCGCGCCGCGGCCGCACGGACGTCACGACCATCACCTCGGCCCGCCCGGCGGCGCGCACGCGGTCGCCCCGGCGAAACCGCCCGGGGTTCTCCACGGCGATCAGGCCCGTCGCGGCCCCGGCGGGCTCCGGGACCGCGGCGACCCGGTCGGTGTTCGCCAGCAGGCGGTCCTCGATCCACTCATGATGCGCATC